AAAATACAGGATGAAGTTAAAACTGAATATAAAAAAAATGTTTTAGATAATATTTATGATACATCTTATAATGATGTTATAAAACAAATCATATAAAGAAAATAGCAAAAATAAGATTTACAAAAATGGTTATTTTATATTCAATAGGTTTAATAATATGTGTATCAAGTGTAATAATAATAGTTAGGAAGATATATTCAACAGCAACAAAGAATGATTATAAGATAGTTAATAATGATATTAAAGAATATTTATTAACAACTATTTAATGACAAAAAATTAATTTTGTCATTTTTGCTATAATTTCTATTCACTCATCACTGTCAGTATCTGCTTCACTCTCATATTTATCGCACATCATTTTTTCAATTTGCAAATATAATGTTTGAAACAGAACATCATCGTCCAATTCCTCATTCTCATCCATAATATAATAATAATGATAAACAGTATTTAAGAATTCTTCTGTATTTCCTGAGATGAAATTGTAATAGAAATCATCAAATAAAATCGTGTAATCATATTCGTCGCTAGACTCATATAACTTCATAAAATCATTTAAAAACTTCTTCTCACAATAAGAACTATCCATAATAGACATAAATAATTATTGTCAATATTCATATCATATTTTTATATTTTATCTAAATATTATTACAAAAATATTTATTTAAAGAGAATCCCAAATTGTCCTTAAATCCAAAAAAGAACAAAAACTTATAAGTCTTTGCCCTTTTTTGCGAGTTGGTATTTAAACCATTGCTTCCAATTCGTAAGCGTCCATTTCGTCGTCATCATCAACTTCATCCTCATTCAGTAAGACATTCTGAACTTTGTTTAATAGAATATGATATAATGTAATGAAACCATCCTCCCCACCTGAATAATATTTGCTGCGAATTTCTTCGCGTATTTCATCAGTTGGAAAATATAGTTTAAAATAATTATCATATAGTATCTCGCAAGGTTCATCGCTTTCATCATGATAGAATCTATCAATCATAAACTCAATAAACGCCTTTTCGTCAAAAGAAACATTTGATGCCATCATTGCTATAAACGCAATAAAAATATAAATAATTTATAGTCATTTTTATTTGTTTTTCAATTATTTTAATACAAAAATCTTTATTAATAATATAGATATTTCTTCTAATTTCGTCAATATCATCTAAATCTATTTCTTCAGTTTCTGCATCGCTTTCTTCATCTTGAATTAAAAAGTCATCAAACTTAGATAATAGAATAGTATATAATGATTCATTGTATTCATTCAAATAATATTTATTGCGAATTTCTTCACAAATTACATCATTTGGGAAAAATAAACTGAAATAATCATTAAATACTGCATCTGAATCTTCTTCATTATCATTACTATAATAGATTTAATAAACTTTCTTTCATCAAAATAAATATTTGATAGAGTCATAATTAATGACTTACAAAAAAATAATAATATTCATTATTATTAATAATTTCTTTAATATTATTACAAAATTATTTAATCAAAAAAAGAACAAAAACATAAGTCTTTGCCCTTTTTCTTCCAGAATTTTTAATGATAATCATCTCCTTCATATTCTTCAGTATCGGCAATACTATCGTCCTCGTCATATAAGGCATCATCAACCTTATTTGATAGAATAGAATATAATGACATATAATCATAATTAGAACCCAAATAATATTTATTGCGAATTGCTTCACAAATTACATCATCTTGGAAAAACGACCTAAAATAATCATCAAATACTTTTTCAAATGATTCAGCATTTTCTAGATTATAATATTTGTTTAAAACAGATTCAATAAATGTTTTTTCATCAAAATAAATATTTTGCGATGCCATTGATATTAATATAATATTATATAATAATGTTTATTTCATTTTTATTAAACATAGAAATAATCTGAATCATAATTATTATAATAATCATCTATAATATATGTTATAACTTTCATATGTAAAATTATACCAAGTTTAATTTTAATATAATCAGTTTCATAATAATTTATAGCATCTTTAATATTAATATTAAAATCCTTTAAATAATAGTGAAAAAGATTATTTATATCAAATCGTTCAAGTAATTTATTATAATATTTTTCAAAAATAACTTGACTTTTATAATCATCATGTGAATATAAAATATATTCATTTACAACTGATTTAATAAATTTTTTTTCATCATATTTAATAATCATATTTCTTTTATAAATATAAAAACAAAAATAATTTGCTTTTTTTTTGATGAATCTAATTTTTAATAAGAATCATCACTATCTACTTCGCATTCGGTCTCTTCTTCGCTGCATAAATCATTGTCTAATATCTTTGCGAAAATATCATCATAGAATGAATGATAAAGAATCACATATGCCAGGTCGGCATAATTAATTTCATCTTCATCTTCAATGATGATAATATAGCGATAATATCTTTCATAGATATTTATAGCATTTTCAAGGGTCGTGGCGTATTTGATGATAATTTTAATATTATTATCTTCAGTATTTTTAAAAGTAAAATCTCTAATAAAATTTCTAAAATCAATTGTATTATTAATATTACTTTTGTAAATGATGGAATTAATAAAACCAAATTCATCAAATGATGTCATTTCCTTAATAGAAAGTAATATAGAATTAATACTTTTTATTCAATTTTTTAATAATTTTCTTTTAAATAAAAACAAAAATATTTTCAATGTTTTATTGCTGTCTTAATTATTTGATATAATCTCTCATATAAATAATTGCGAATAGTAATAGACGCATCTTCTTTTCTAACTTTAAATTTATAGCGAAGGTAATGATATACATGCATATTATAATTAAATGAATTGGAAGATACGAAATTTTTGAAATATTCTTTAAATGATGGTTCTAAATCAAAATCACAGTCATTAGTATAATCGCATACAAACTTGTAAATGAATTTATTTTCATCAAATGAAAATTTTGGTGGAGAACACATCAGTTAAAGAATAAAAAACTATTAACAAATCATTTTTTTAAATGTTTTTAAATGTTTTAATACGAATTTGATTAAATGACAAAAAATTAATTTTGCCATTTTCCCAATTTTCCCTCAAGCTTTAACTGCTTCTTTAATTATACTAAACAATTTCTCGTATAGAAAATTATCAAAGCTAAGTTTCCGCTTTTTGCGACTCGTATGTTCTGCGATAAATAGTTCAATGAAGACATGACTATTATAATCTGGTGAATTTGCCTGAGTAAAATTTAGAAAGTATTCATCAAATGAAGACTTTAAATTAAAATCAGTTTCAGTATAATAATCACGCATAAATCTCGTAATAAACTCGCTTTTGTCAAATTTGTAAGAGGGAGATGCCATAGATGAATAAGACATAATAATTTTTGATTAAAATAAAATCATTTTTAAATAAATTTCTATTATTTTAATACAAATGAATTATTATTTATATTTAGCATTTATTATAACTTTTATTTGGGGGTTTATCACCTGTAATAATTAAATATGCGATATATCACGGAAATATTCCAACATATTTAATAATATTTATTGAATCTTTTATTTATTTCATTGCGAGTTTATTATATGTCTTAATATTCAAATATAAACAGTTTAAGAATGATATATTTAAATATAAAGCATATATACCATTATTGGCATTTATAGCATTATTTTCATTATATGTGGCGAATCTTCTATATGTTTTAGCATTGCAAAATAATGTAAATATAAATATTTTAACAATTATTGTTGGATTATATCCTATAATTACGATAATATTTTCATATATTATCCTAAAAGAAAAAATAACATTAAAAGCAATTGGAGGATATTTATTTATAATTTTAGGTTTGTATTTTATCCTTACATAATAAAGTTCCATATGCAATTACTGTTAAAGAATTTTTATCAATTGCTATAAAATCAAATTTAAGATTTGCGATTTTAAATATCTTAGTTGGTTCTAAATATTCATAATTTTTTAAATCATTCATTATTTCACTTAAACATAAATTCCAAGGACTGCTAAAAAATTTATTATCACTATTTGGAGTAGCACCAAAAATATTATACAAATCTGATTTATATTCCATAATAATATTTTTAGAAACAGATGTTGTTTTATGAATGATTCCAATTTCTTTAAATGTTTGGTCTAATAATGGTTGAGTTGATATATTAGGATTTAATAATAAAGTTTGATAAAATAATGTATAATTATCTTCTAATGGTAAAAATCCATTACCACCTTTTTTAATAATTTTTCTTGGCATTTCTTCTATTATTATAAATAATATTATTTTGATTCATAAATTGCTATTTTTTGTTTCAATTCATAAATTTCTTTATTTTTATTTTCAATTAAAATTGCCATTTCATTATAAATAGTATGATTTTTAATTAATTTTTTTAAATAATCATCTTTGAATAATATATTGAAATTTGTATAATTATTATAATAATCATCAATATAATTATTAATTAAATTTTTTAATGAAGTTCTATTTTTATTAACAATTGCTAATAACTTCTCTTCATTCTTTTCAATTTGATTATAATTGTGAAAATAATGTAATGATTTATAAATAATATCTGCATATGTCATTGTTATTTAATGTTAATGATAATTTTTATAATTTTAATCTTAAATAAAAAATTATCATTATTAAGTTATTTAAGGACTTTACTAAGAATTCCTTATATGTCTTAATTTATAGGAACAGATTATAAAAAATGAAATAATGATATTTAAAAATTATTAGTTAATGATGACTTCTATTAGTGATATGATTATTACAAATCTTAGAGAAGTTTCAATTAAGAAATATGAAGATTTATTTAGTCTTCTTTCGCTTTGTAAGGTGATTGGAGAATATGATAGTTTCATTAAATCAAACATTGATACTAAATTATATGAAACATTGGGGATTGAGTTTGATAAATGTTATAACGAATTTCAATTTGGAAATGGTGAATATTCTGAAAACATTTATAATGATTGTATTAAAGTTATTGAAGAAGTAATTGCAGCATTATAAAAAATGATTTTTTTGTATTTTTCAATAATGATATAAAGAATATTTATGGATGTTTTTAAGTGGATTATAAAAAAATGATATTGGGAAGAAAAAAGAATAATATTAAGATGTCCAGAATTATTTATGATAAGATAAGCAATCAATATTTAAAATATTATTATTATATTGAAAGAACAGAATTAAAAGATGTGGCAACATTAACTTATAAATTATTATTAGAATTGATTGAAGTCAAAAGTGATAATAAAACTGATGATGAGTTCAATGACATATTTTATAGATATATTAATAATATCACTTTAAAAAAATCATATTGTGCGAGATTATTTAATCCTAATAGAGACTGTCAATTTAATTCATTTACTTCACCAAATCATTTTATAGAAATTCTATTTTCAAATATTATTGATATTGATTTTTATAAAGAATTGAATATAATTCTAAATGAATTTATTCAAAAAAAGAATGAAATTAAAGAATGCAAAAAAGTAAAAGGAGCTAAGAAAAAACCAATTAATGCTACAATGAAAAGATTAGTATGGAATACTAATATAGGTGAAAATATTGGAAAATCTAAATGTGTATGTTGTTTAACAACGGATATTACCCAATTATCTTTTAATTGCGGTCATATTATAGCAGAAGCAAATGGAGGAGAAACAATTGTATCAAATTTGCGTCCAATCTGTCAAAATTGTAATTCAAGTATGGGAATAAAAAATATGGATGATTTTATGGAATCTTTAAGATAATGATTTAAAGATTATTTATGATTTTCTTTAAATGTATTTTTGTTAAAAAATGATTCTTTGATAATTAAGATAATAATATAAAAAAAATGGATTTAGATTTAGTTAATATAAATTTTGAAAAATGTATTAAAGGATGGCATTTAATTAATTCATCAGTTATAAATGAGACAATATGGGAAGATATTAATATTATAATATTTAATTATGTTGGAATTGAAGTTTATTCTAAAAGCAATGGTAGTCATTTACCAGGAATGGATATAGATAGTTCATTTGGAAAAATTAGCAATAAATCTGCAAAATATTCAAAGAATAAAAAAAGTATTGATATTAGTTCATATAGATTAACTACTGTTTGTAGTGATAATAATTATGGAAATATTTCAGATATTATTGATGAAATAAATAAAAGAAAAAATTATGATTATTATTCTTTAATAGTAAGAAATGAAAATAATGATAATATTGAATATGATTGGTATATGATTCCATCTAATTATTTAATATTAGAACCAGATTCTTATGAATGGAAACCAATTATATCTAAAAAAGGTAGAAAAATTGATATGCAAATAGGATGGACTACTAATGAAATTGATGGGAGCAAAATGTCAATTTATTTTAATATGTCTTCGCAATTATGGATACATATAAATATTACAGATGAAATTAAAAAATTTATAATAGCAAGTGTAAAAATTATTAATAAACCTAAATATAATTATATTGAATTATATGAAAAATTAGGAGATACTATCTAATCTTTCATTTGCTATATCTATATAATTTTTATTTATTTCAAACCCAATATAATCAATATTATTATTTTTTGCTGCTACACATTCTGAACCAGAACCCGCAAAAGGAACTATTAATAATGTATTTGAATCTTTATTTAAAGATGCTTTTAATAAAATATCACATAAATTTAATGGTTTTTGTGTTGGATGATTAACTCTTTCTTTTTTACCTGCTCCACCTGCTAATGCTGGAACTTTTATAACATCTCTAGGTAATGCTCCTGATTCGTGAGCAGTATAAATAGTTTCTTTTTCTCCATTACTAAATCTTCCAATAGTTGATTTTCTAACTTTTCCTACTGCATTTTTTAAATAAGTTTCTGTATAAGGTTCCCTTACATCATCGCGATTAAATATAGGTTTATTTTTATAACAACATAATATACTTTCGTGGGTTCTTTGCCAAAAATTAAGAGATGGAACAACTTTATTTGTATAATGCCATATTAACCATTTAACATTACATTTTAATCGTGTTCTAATAAATGCTAATGTTTCACTAAAACCATAAATATATAATGTTCCAGTAGGTTTTAATATTCTTAAACATTCACTAATCCATTCATCACACCAATATAAATATTTATCTATATCTTGTTTATCACTGTCATTTCCAAAATCCTTACCTATATTATATGGTGGATCGCAAATAATAATATCTACATAATCATTTTTAATTCTTTTCATTCCAATAATACAATCCTCATTATATATTTTATTTATTTCAATATTTTCAATATCATTATTAATATCAATATCATTATCAATATTAAGTTTAGTTTGAATTAAACTTATTAG